CAAATGGTAAAATATTTCTACTTTCATTTGCGGGTCTAAATTTTTGGACTTATATTTGCAGTAGATAAAACCTATAACAATATGCCCGAAATATGTAGATTTTACGGTATCATTATTTTGATGTTTTGGGATGACCACAATCCTCCGCATTTTCATGTTAAATATGGTGATTACAGAGCTATAATAACGCTTGATCAACCAGCCATTCAGGGGTATTTACCTATTCGTGTCGCTAAAATGGTATTTGAATGGCTTTCGCTTCACGAATCGGAGTTAAAAAACAATTGGGAGAAATTGGTGAACGGAGAGCAGCCGAATAAGATAGAACCACTAAAATAAACTAATCATGAAAGATAATTTTGGAATTCTCTCGATAGAAGATGTAGAATATGTCAGGAATTATATTCTTAGGCTTCGGTTCAGTAATGGCGTAACCAAAGATGTAGATATATTTCCCCTGTTGAAAGGTGTGATGTTTGAGCCTCTGAAAGACAAACGCAACTTTATACAATTCGGACTAACTGGCGGTACGATAGAATGGTACAATGGTGCAGATTTTGCACCCGAATTTCTATATAATATAGGGAATTAAATATAGGAGCGTGAAAAGGGTAGTAAAAATATGGTTCGAATACGGTCGCATATATGTAGCGACCAATTCGGGTGAAATTTATTCGCGTCCCTTGGAAGCATTCCCCATGCTCGAAGAAGCTACCGACGACCAGCGCGAGGCGTGGAAAATAAACAAGTTTGGGGATGCTATCCGCTGGGAGGAGATCGACGAAGATATACACCTGTCGAGTTTCTACGCCACGGATGAACCGGACACAAATAATGTGATAGGGGATGTATTCCGTCGGTTCCCGCAGTTGAATGTGTCGGAGATTGCCCGCACGATAGGTATTCACAAAAGTTTGTTGTCGAAATATATTTACGGCACCAAAAAACCATCTGAGAAACGCACGGAGGAAATATTAGATGCCTTGCGGCAGATAGGCCGCGATTTGGCACAAATACGCGCATAACGTGCGACAAAGGAGAGGTAACATAAATTAAAACATGAGGTGAGGGGTGGCGAAAATCACTCCTCGCTTTTTTGGATATTCCAATTTGAAATTGTAAATTTGTTATTATATACATAATTTATACGAATCAATGAAAAAAATGTTTTCTTTGCTTGTATTACTTTGTACTTGTCTAACTATTCAGGCGCAAAATGAACATTTGAAATTTCAAGGAATTGCTATTGATGGTAATGTTGATAAATTTGCTTTAGCACTTGAGAAAAAAGGATATATAAGCGAATCAACATTACCAAAAGGAACAAGAGTTTTAAAAGGTTATTTCGTTGGTAAAAGTTGTTATATTTATTTATTGGTTACGCCTGTGACAAATACTGTATGGAAAGTTGGAATTACTATAGACACTCAATATAAATCATGGAATACTATTGAATTCGATTATAATAAATATAAGGAATTACTGAGTAAAAAATATGGGAATACAGCCGGGGATTATCATTATTTTACCAAGCCATATTATGAAGGAGATGGATATGAAATGACTGCTTTAGCGAATGAAAAATGCACATATTTTACATTTTGGGATGTGCCAGATGGGAAAATTGCCATACAAATGACGCCAATGTGTCAAATAATATTTTCTTATGAAGATGAAATTAATGCTGCGATTAATAAATCAGAAACAGAGCGAGTTTCATTAGATGATCTTTAAGTTGATGTTTTAATGAAAAAAGAATAATATTATAAAGAAACTGCCAAACAAATATTTTTTGGCAGTTTCTTTATAATATCAACACATTTTTTTACAGCACAATCGCCGTCTCCTCTTTTTTTACCGAATACTCCCCGCTGATATTTACGATATTCAACACGGCGTAGTCTTTTGCATTGATCTGGGCTCGTGCGCCGTGCATCAATATGATTGTATGTGTGAATTTAGCCCCGGAAGCCTCGATAGTGGCCTTCGTATCACCGACCAGGCATACATATTCTTTGCCCTTTAGCGTGATGTCGCCAGCGTCGACATATACTTCCAATCCTTGAAGATTGCTTCGGTTTTCCCTGAACACTTCGACTGCGGGGAAGTTGTGATCCTGGCAGAACTCGATCCCTTGTGGGGTAAACATCAGTTTGATTAGCTCGGGGAAGTCTTGGACGCGGTTTATCTTTTTACAAGCGCCCGTTTGTAGTGCCATCGCCCGTATGGCATCTACACTCTTATTGTGTTGGGTTGTCATATATTTTCTGTTTTTGCGACCCTGTTTGCTGGGTTGGGTTCATTGAATTTTACTGTCAGTTGTGAGGTGGTAAGGTCTGCGGACATCATGTAGCTGCCGGAATTACCTATGTAAGTCAAGTGGTAAATATCCGCAGATATTAAAGGTACGCTGATGTCCATTTTGCCTCTTTTTAGTAGTTCTATAAAACTGTTGTAGTTCAACGTGTGCTCTGTGAGCGTATCGCCGAAGATCACGAATGTCAGCGTCAGATCGCGGGCGGCAACTTTCGGTTCTTCGGGGTAAATTACCTGCTTGCCGTCCTTTTTTGGGTCGTCATTCTCTACAAAATCTTTGAGGCTTGCCGGTGCTCTTAGACTTGCAATGAAACCCGATCCCATTGCGATACCCATTGCATAGGCATCGTAGCCGTTTATGAGTAAATCCCTTTTCATTCTCTTCCGTTTAATGCTTTGACTAAATAAGATTGTGCGGTGTCCAGGACATCGTAGCCTTTTGAGCTGACGAAAGAAGCGTAAAACATGCCATCGGCAAATACAATGCTGGTTCCCGACTTGTTGACTTCATCGAGCCACTTTTTGATCGCCTCAGCAGCTTCATCACCGTAATTCATTCCGCTTATGTACCGCCGCTTCTCCTTGCCGTCGTAGGTTACAACATATCCGAGGGAACTGCGAAGATTCCATGTATGGTTCCGATAATTGGCTTCGACCTGTTGGAGTTTTACGGCCTCTCGCGCCTTCTCATCCATGAAATCCACGACCTCACCTTGAATGCCGTCGATGAACTTGCTTAGGTCTGATATGTCTTTTTCAATCTTCATGGTTACAATTCACTCGTGTTACGTTTAATCGCCGCAATATCTTCTTGGATGCCTTGTAAGGCAACTCTCATGGCTGCTGTATTGCCGTTTATTTCCACAATTTCCATGTAGGTCATCACAGCATATCGGAGCAGCTCATTATTTACCTGTACGCTTGCGTACATGGCTGTTTCAATATTGGCCATAGATGTCAAAAGACCGATTATTGATTGCGTCTGCGCCATTACATAGCCGCGGATGTCGGTTATTTTGCCTTGAATGTCGGTGAAACGACCGTTTAATTCATCACCCGTATCTTGCGACATTGTTTGAAAGCCTCTTTCCGTGGCTTCCTGACGAGCTGCGCCAGCATTCCCAAGTAATTCTTTTGTTTCAGCGGGAAGGCTGTCCCAAATAGCTTGAAATTCCTCTCCAACTTTGTTGAGATCGTCGGCAAAGTTTCCCATGGAATCAATCACACCGTCAATCCCGACAAAAACTCCATCCTTGAACCATTTGGATTTATACTGGTCAAAAATATCTCCGATACGTTCTTCAACAAATTTGCTGACTAACATTTGTTTCATGATGTCAGCAACAATTTCGTCTACCTTTTCACCCCAGGCCTTAGCGGCGTCCTCACCTTCTAAAAACGCTTCTATGAAGGCATCGCCAAGTTCTTTTGCAATATCTTCTGCCGTGCCGCCGATAATAGTTTCTACAACCTCATTTATTACTTCAGCAGCTTCTTCTCCAAGTTCTTGAATTTGACGTTCCCATTCTTTTATCTTTGATTTGTCCGTTTTTTTCTTGTCTTTCTCTGCATTAATCTGCTTTTGAAGCAACAACTGCTGTTCTGCAAGATTGTTAAGTTTATCTCGGGTACCACTAAACTTATTTTCCCCCAGAAGATTGCTGTCTGTATATTTAAGGTTTGAATAGGCATCTGCTATACTTTTGATTGCCTTTTCTTCTATTTTAGCCGCGTTGATTCGCTTAACGATGGCTTCCCCGAAGGGGCTTAGTTTTCCGTATGCGCTCAATATCGCTTTCGTCGCATCATTATAAGCGTCTTTTACCTTCTGAATAGCATTAAAAGAATTTTCTTGGAGCCGAATTGCATTGGCATTATCCAATTCCCATTGCAGTTGCTCAATTCTACCTTGCAGTCGGTCTATTTCCGCTTGTTTTTCATCATCATTATTAAATAGGCTGGCTATTTTAGTTGCTATTGTCAATACCGCTTGAATGATAGCAAGAATAACGGATGCTCGCTCAACAGCTTTGATCGCACTGGTGGCGGTTGTTGATGTCGTTGTAATAGCTGCCGCCGACGATTCAGTAAGAGTAACAATGCTGCTAATCATACTGGCTGCATTAGTTGCAATTTCGCCCGCCGCACTAATGACTTCGCCAGTAGTGCCCCCAACGGCATCACCAATACCCTCGAATCCATCTGCAATATCACCGAGTGTCCTCTCTAATCGCTGCCATTTCTTGATCGCATTATCTTTGGGGGCTAATTTTGTACTCGAAGCAGCTTTATCTACTGCATTAATTTTTGCTTGCGTCTGATTGATCTCACCGCGCAATTTCTGTCCTTGGGCACTATCTGATGAATCGAGGGCATTATATTCGGATTCCAGTGCTTGTAGCGATGCCTCCAGCTCTGCTTTCAGGGCGGATAATTCATCCATGGTCTTGCCTGTCAATTCTCGTACCCATTGCCCGGCTTGTACTTCAATTTCTGCTACTGCTGCATCTCGCTCGGCTTCAAGTGCCTTCCGCTCTCCAATGCTGCCAGCATTTTCGATCTTACGGTCGTAAATGTCTTTTGTAGCTTGTAGTTTTTCCCGGAAGGTTCCATATTTTTGCAGATATTCATCCCAAGATTGAATTTCTTCGTCGAATTGCGCTGAAAGTTCGGCATGACCAATTTGCCCCACCAATAAAGCGGTTCCACGTTCTTTATTCCGCTGTTCTTCATTTGCCTCTTTCAAGGCTTCCGTGTATATTCTAACACCTTCTGCCGCTTTGATATTGTCAGCATAATATACCTCTTGAAGTTCATGATATTTTTCGCCAGCAGACCCATCGGCAGCTACATTGGTGGCGATAACTAAACCTTTGGTGTCTGCGGCAAGAATGTTTTGTGCCCCTTCGAGTTGAGTGTATATATAATCTTCCAATTCCTGTGGAGACAAAATGTCCCCATTAGGCAGGATTGGGGTGACTAAAATCTCAGTCACCTTTCCCTTGGCATCCAAAATACCATATTGGCTGCTGAAAACGGTGGCAATACCCTCTCCGGCATCTTCCCAGCCTTTTTTTACCAATTCCGCCGCTTCAACAAGTGGGCGCGCCAAATGATTTACATTCCCTTTGTACTGCGCAATCATCTGCTGTCCGGCGAGGAATCGTTCAGACGAAGTATCATTTTTATATTGGGCATCAATTTCCTTTTCTTGTAACTCAAGCAGCTTTTTTTCGGCTTCTTGTATGGCTCGGGCACGTTTCTGATAGTCGAGGTCTATTTGCGCAAGTTTCTTGGCCGTGCCGTCCTTCATGGAATCTACCTCCGCCTGCAATGCATCGTCCCGGAGCTTTTGCAATTGCTTGGTGAGCTCCTTTAGATTGCGCTCTTGATCGGATGCGGCTTTTTTTGCTGCGCTTTCGGCCTCTTGGCGGGCTTTTTCCGCCTTTGCATTAAGTTCATCCGGCGTTAAGGCGGTGTACAGCTTTTCTGCTGCGGGGGTCAATTTTTCGATGCCGACATTTATTGCCGTGATAAATGCATCTACATCACCTTCATAATCTTCATTAATGCGCTTCCATATAGTATTCCCTTCCTCACCAAGCTTCGATAGTGCGCTAATAAATTCTTTCCGGAATTGGGTTATGTTTGTTTTAGCCTTTGCAAAAGTTTTAGCACCCCAAATAGCGCTTTGGCCACCCTGACCCAAATCCATGTATGTCTGTATTGCCTTATCATATTCTTTTCTGTACTCTTTCAGTGCATTAGAATAATTGGTATAGGCATTCCCTGTTTTTTTGATGCGTGCTATACTCTTTTTGTCCTCTGTAATAAGTTCTTGGGCAGCTTTCGCCTCTGCGACCTCGATAATTGCGTCGCGCAGGTTTTCATAAGCACCGACAGCATTCCCGACCATAACCTGTTCCGCAGCCATATTGCCGAAGTAAGCGGGGTATATGTCTTGCAGTTTTTTGACCGCTTCGGCTCTTTCTTCATAGGGCCTGGAAAGGTCTGTCGCAGCCCTATACAGCAGGTTCAATTTGGTTAATTCGGATTGAGCCGACACCGAACCTTGAGCCATAGCGGAATTAAAGCGTTCGAGTGCAGCGGCAGAGGCGTCTATCGTCGTTTTACCTTTGAACAGCGACGCTACCCAGTTGGTTATCTCCTTGCCGTAAAGGGTAAGCACGGTTACGCCGGCCACAAGCAGGGTTTGCCAGGAGAAGATCGACGATGCAATCTGTTTCCATACGGGCGTGAAGGTTTGCCCGGCTTTCTTCAATTCATCAACCGATTTCTTCGCCCGTGCTATTTCATCGGCCAGCATCGGCAGGTTGTTGGATATGGCGGAAAAGAATATTTGCGGGCCATATGCCAGTGACGGCAACTCGCGGGCAACTTGCTGAATTTGGAATCCCAGCATATTGAATCCCGAGGCATAATTGCCGACATTGCGAGTATGGACGCCCATCGACGCATCCAGTTCTTTGATCTTCGTGTCGAGCGATTCGATGTTTTTAAGCATCGTTTGCCCTTGCGCCCCCTCACGATCCGCGGCGCTCATATTTTTATACACCGCACGCATACGGGTAAGCGCCTGGGACATTTCGTTGATTGAGCCGATGGCGGTCTGCTCCAATTTGATTTGGTTGGCAAGCTCCCGCCTCAATTGGGATATTTCCTGCTTGTATTCCTCGATAGATACGGCAGCGCCCAATACTTGCGCCCTTTTCTTTGCAGACAATTGCCCGTTCTGCTGCTCTTCCTTATTGAGCGCGGTGACATCCGCTTTTAATCGTGCGATCTCATTTGAATATAGCCTAATTTGGGCTATTGCCTTTATTTTTTCGTCGTTAGCGGCTTTCAGCTCACCAAGCAGGTCATGGTATGCCGCAGTTTCGGCCTGGGTAGCCGCTGTTCCTGCCGTAGAACCGTCGCCAGCAGTTCCGGTCGTGGCCGATGCGGCAGCCTTGGACGCCGCATCCATTGCCTGCTGCTCCATCTGGGCGATCTTGCGCATTGTCTGCTCGACACGCGCCTCCATCTCGCCAATTTTACGGTTTATGACGTCGAATTCCTTTGTACTGTCCGGGATTTCGGCCAGTACATGCCGCAACCGCTCAAGCATGGTAATAAAACTCTTGAGTTTATCGGTTTCCGCGTTTATTTTGAATGATAATGCGCTCATTGCTGCTCTTTATTGCCTCTTTTCTTATTGCTTCTTCTTCGGGCCATATCGGCGCCCGATCCCTGCACTATTTTTTCCTCGTCCCCTACGAGTGTGCGCACCTTGTCGGTCATCATGAGGAGCATGGTAGGGTAGTTTATGCCCTGGAAGGCTTCGTTGTAGGAGATGTTCAATTGATCCATCATCGTTGCGATAATGCCCGTTATCGTATTATTCCCGACGGTTTCAGATACTGTTTTCCGGCGTGTTTTGTCGATCTTCACCGAATCGAACAAGTCTTTGCCCGATACGATGTCGGCTATTTTCATGGTCGCGGCGGAAATCTCTTCACAGGTGGCATACCGCTTGGCGTACCACAGGAATAGTTTCTGGCACCATGAGTGCCGGAAAAGCAGCCTGGATATTGTTTCCATGGAATATTTTTGCCTTCCGGAGATCGAAACGTCTATTTTCCCTCCGGCGAATGCCCTTGCCAAATCTTTCACGAACGGCTGGTATACCCGGAATGTCAGCACCCCGAGCTTTACCGACGCATGATGCGTATTCAACAATGACCTGGCGACAATATCCGCCGATTTACTCATGGTCTTTGGATATTGTTGTGGACAATCCCTCCATTACGGCTGCAACCGAGGCAATATCCTCAAGGGGTATCATCAGCAGTATTTTCTGGTAACAGTCGAACAACTCGTTGAATGTGCCCCGCTTCATGAATCTGCGGCGTAAAAACCACACCCTGACACCCGCGAATATGTTGCGGCTGCCGACAACCGCCAAGGCTATACTATGCGCCATCGCCGATATACATGCCTTACTCTCGTCCGGATCTTTGTTGACATCCCGCACTGTCATGATGCGCGTTGCCGTCATGGGGGACATCTTGTATACAGTGTATCCCTTCGATGCGATGCGGATACTGATAAACTCCAATTTCATAAGATTGATTTTAAGAAATAGGGGTGAGGGGCACACGCCTCCCACCCCTGGACTGCTGATGGCTTGGAGGTTCTTATTCGACGTTCACCTCCGAAGAATCGAACCAATATTCCGACGAGACCGCCGTGTTGTCTGGTTCCAGGGCAGCAGCTGCTACACCGATACCTACGGCTCCCTCATTATTGGTGTTACGGGCGATAACCGAGGCCTTCGGAAAGACGCAATACTGGTTGTCTTCCGTCAGGGCGATCATGCATTTTTCAATGCGCGTGACGCCTCTCGCACGTTTCCATGACGTCTCCGACCCCGTGCCGCCCATGAAAGCCGCCTTGGTTTCATAGTCGTATTGCCCGATGGTAAACGACATCTGAATGTTACCCATTTCGGTGTCTTGGCGATATACGCCATTGGTGAGTTGATTCCTGTACTCCGTCGTAGACGGCTCCTCCTCTTCGATGCTCCATGTGTCTTGGTGGATGTTCTCCACCTGTTTCGTGCTGACATCTTTAATGATGGTTGCCAGAAGGGTACCCGTAAGATCTCCTGTGACCTTCGCGGGGTCTGCATAATACAGCTTCTTGATTCCTACTGCTATTACTTTTGCCATTGTTTTAGTTGTTTTTAATGTTTAATACTCTGAATAGTACTCTGATGTAGATATAGTGGCATCCGAGGTTCACATCTTCTTCGCGGCCGATATTCTCATACCTGTACCTGTATGCGGATCCGTCATAAGTACCGTATGTCCATTCTTTGAATCTCGCCTTGGCTGCCCGTTCGAGTTCGTCCAGCCGTTTTAGGTTCGCTTCTCCCTTGATGTCCGGGACGCACAGGTTTACAGCAACAAAGCAATTTTCCCAATACGTGTCCGACGTCTGCTCGGGTGGTGTGATGACGACGATACGCTCTCTATTGACTTTCCCCTCGGGGATAGCCCATGAAGTGTGCATGTCCTTTATCCCAACCCCCTTACACGCCGAGAACAGTATGTTGCGCGCGTCTCCCGTTGTAATCATATCCAAAGGTCTGAAGCGTTGAAATAGTTGTTTACCTTGGCTATTGCCACAGAGCCTTCGCCCCGTACTGTGCCGGTCGCCTTGTCAATGCATTTCACGTACCCTCCTTTGGGTACTCCTCTCCCTTCGTAGACGATGTGGTATTTCGATTGGCGCACCTCCCCGTTCTCTGATACAAGGCGGACGGTTGTGTCGTCGTCGCAACGACAATCACCTATTTCCTGCCATGCATCATTTTCGGACATAGCTATCGGACGTCCCAGTTCGTCGTATTGTTTGGGAGGATCGATCCTCAAATAGAGTATGTGGGGCGCGAAATACATATTACCACAAGTTCGAAGCATCCTTTATCGAGGACAGGCCAATAGAGCTGCTCAATTCTTCGCCGGGCGTGATGCCATATTGCCGAAGCATCAGTTGTGCCCGTTGCTTCATGGCGCTTTCAGACCAGGACGCCGAATGCCCGTTTTCGCTTACCGACAGAGGGTGCATTATCAGGCTGTCGATGAACTCAGATACGCGCTTGGCGATTAGTTGTTGCTGATGGTCGCTACCCGCCAGGGAGTTGGGATCGTATCCCCATTCCCTGGCGAAGCGGCGAACACCATAGTCGGAGATGGTTCCGACCATGCTGAACTCCTGATGTATGCATTCTGCTACCGTCATGCACTTCTACGATTCTACACTCAGCGAGTAAATACCGTTGATCTCGGTAATGACGGGCAGCGAAATAGATTGTGCTTTCGTAAACTCCACGCCGTTCGAGTTGTCCGTCTCGCCTTTGCCCCACTGCGAGATGCGGATGCGTCCGTAGTTGGAGTAGGCAACTCCCGGCTCGGGGCGAAGTTCGTTATCCGCGTAAGCGTTTTTGATGACGCCGAGACGACCCTCCGGCACGAATACGAGGCTCTTGTCATTCCACGGTTTGTATTCGCGGATCTTGCCATTGTCCTGAATGCGCGTCATCCGTCGGATCACCTCGAATACGGGCAACCCGTTCGATCGCATAAACTCGTTTAGGTTGGCCAGCAGAAGTGGCGACGATGATTTGTCCGTGCCGAAAATAACCTGCTTCATCTTCTTGCTGCGCAGGATGTACGAAAGCCGCTTTTGATCCAGAAGGATGCGGTCGAAGGTCACCTTCTCCTGAGCTGCATCGACAACGCCTTGGATATCCTCGAATACATCGACCGTGTCGATGTTGCCCTCCGTCCACTGTGTATCTGCTGTGGCGATGTTTTCTTGCGGCATGCCATAGTCGATATTGCCTCGCACACCTCCTTCGGGGTTGTTTTCCTGAGTGAATGAAAATACCCCTTTGTTCGAGAGGGCACCCAGGAAGATGATGTCTATTTTGGCCTGTACGGATTCCACGACCCGTTCAACGCCGCCCCACATGAGGTTTACGAGCTGCTGTTTCTTTGCCTGATCTGAGATCATGCGTGAATCCAGCAGCTGAAGTACCTTCCGATAGTCTTCAATGGGCATCGGTAGGGTCATTTGGTGAATGAGGACTTTCTTGGCTATTGTAGCCAGGCCTTCAGTTCCCATAATGGGTTCCTTGCCTTTCGAATCCAAGGTGGCAGCTGCTACGCCCAGATTATACGATCCGATGATCTCTTCGAAATTGAACCCTACCGTGGGAGTATCCCACTCCAAAAAACGCTCGTAGACATTTTGGTCGAACAAGCGCTTGCGCAGTTCAGATGCTGCGTCGATGCGAGCTTGCACCTGCTTGGTCAGCTCGCTGAAAATAGAAGAATAATATACTTCGCTCATTGTTTACCTGTCTTTTACTGTCTGATGTACTTGATTTCAGGGTTGTTTTTCATACTGTAGCCTTGCAGCCAAGTCTCGGGGACGGGGTATGCTACATCCTTGAGGATTCGCGCCCCATAAGCTGCCGAGACAGTCGGAAATCCATTGGCCTTGGTGTATTCCTTTGTCGTTTCGATGACGGCGTCCGGAATTTCATCCCCTCCGAGCAGATCAGCGCCTGCTACTGCTTCTGTCATTGCTGCGCTTAATGTGATTTCGTCGTATGATTCGTTGGCGGTGCTAATGCTCTTGATGGTGCCGGAGGAAGCGCCTACTTTGACGGCATCGTTGATCTGGAACATAGAGCCCTTGATGACACGCGGTTTGGTTGTGGTACCGCCCTCTACGATTCGTGCCGATTTGCAGATGGTGCACTCCATGTTCTCGAAATCGAGTTTGATAGGCGTTCCCTCTTTGAGTATCGTGCCTTCCGGATAGGTGCCCTTCACGGCGAAATCCCCCGGCAGCACTTCGCGCTCTCCGCGCCAGAATACCGGGAACCCGCCCTTAACTTGTGTCTTTTCGAATTTAATAGCCATGTTTGTTGTTGTTTTTATTTTGCATCCGGCAGATTTTCAGCCCACATTTTGGCCTCCTCTTTGCTTTGAGCCTCAGATGTGGAGAAGGGGAATGCCGTTTCCTGCCCCTCAAGCCCTGCGGCAACGAATCGCGTTTGTATAGCCGCGAACTTTTCTTTGATCTTCGTTTCGTCCGGCTTTTCCTCGTTCATCGCAGAAGCGAGCGCGAGGATGTCGTCTAACGCTGATTCATTGACGTTTGCCGCTTTGGCTGCTGAGCGAAGAAGTGTGTCCCGTTCGGCCTTTACACGCGCTGCTTCCAAGGCATCGTACTTTGCTTTTACAGCATTTTCACGCTCTTCCTGCTGGCGTTTGTAGGCTTTGAACCATTCGGGCTCTTCGCTACTGGGAGTAGTATTCGCCTGCCGCTCCCCTGTGGCAGGTTGCTCGATAGGCTTCCCGTCTTTGAGGTTATGCCGCTTCTCGTAGTTCTTGACTGCGGTCTGCTGCGCATCCCCTGCACGGTAGTCGCCGTAGCTGGTTAACACGTCCTGAAAGCCAATCCCCTCTGCTATGGTAGGTAATTGTGCTTCGTCCGTTACATTCTCCGACTTTTTCGTTGCGATTCGGTCGAGGATCGCATTGTCCACCCCCGTAAATTTGGTTTGGAGCAGTGCTAAAAGTTTTTCTTTCATATTATTTTAATTAATCTCTGTTGCAAAGATTTCGACGGGCATTTTAATAACAATGGGCAGGATGGAAATTTATACTTTTTTTGTACGGTAATTCAAAGCCTT